AGTCTCCAAATTATATACAAACATAAAAAAAAGCGAGACAGCTCGTAAGCTGTCCCGCTTAACACTAATCCCCCGTAGCAGCGGTATGCGCTTTTACAAAAGCTGCAAAATGTCTTATCGGCCACCACAACGCAATGACAGCGCCTGCGATGATGCACAAAGGCAAAACGATTGCACCGACTTTTGCAAGAACAGCAGACGGGACAAAAGCAATGACAAGCAATAACAATGCGCACAGGGCAATAAGCACTAATGAGAAAATACTGATCAATGCTTTTCCGAAACCTTTCATGATTCCTCCTTTAGATGATAAAGATGCCGGATACAAGTCCTCCGGCGGGGACGTTTTCCTTTGTAAGGAGTTTTCCAATATGAGCGGGTACTGTCATACCGGACGAGGATGACTATACTGTAGCAAAAAAAGAGCGGTGAGGTGTTTTAACAGTGATTAAAAAAATACTTTGACTTTTAGAGGCGATTGCGTTATGCTTCTTGTATGATGAGCAAAGGAAGACCCCCTGTATAGGAGCGAGGGAAGCGTAAGGCGAGGGCAGTCGGTTCGAATCCGGCCGCCTTTGCTCATCGTATTTTCTTCATTTCGATGATACGCTGATATTCATTACGGCCTCTATCCAGTTCGGTTGAAAGATCAAGTTCATACATCGTATCGATTTTCGGCAACATTAAAGAAACGCCTTTATGTCCCTTATTTCTCATACTCACATCGACGGCGATTTTCATATATTTACTTTCAGTTTTTTTCTTTAAGAAAATAAGCTTTTCACCGTCATAATAAATCGATGCATCAATAAGATAATCCATGATGTTATACCAATCAAAAACATCGGGAGCATTGCCGGTTTCTGCGTGGCGCTTAGAGTATTTAGCGCTCTGCACTAATCCGGCTTCCAAGAAGATAAGATTTTGATTACCGATATGGATATTCTCTTTTGCGAGCGCCGCTTGTGTTTTTTGATCCAAGAAGCCGACCGGTGTTATATACTTTTTATCAAGGGTACGTGATACGGCATTATCAATAAAATCAATATGTGCAGCCTTTGCCGCACTGTTTGTCATCAGTGTTTGTACAACGGCATTAAACTGTTCCGGTATTTTATCAGATGCTTTTTTTATACACTCCGCTAAAACGGCAGTATTTCTACTTATCTTCCCTTGGTTCCAGTTAAAGCCCGGCGTAATACCTTTGGGAATACGTTCAACAGTTCCTTTACGCTCATTAAAATATGTACGGTATTCTTCCGGAGGCGCTTCGGTTTTTACCCTGAGGATTCCGCCTCCTGAGCCGTCGGCTTTCGGCGGTATTTTTATACCGTCCCGCTCATAGCGCTCCTTTCTCGGCTCCGAGATTGCCCGTGTGTAACACTTACAACCGTACCCGTTTGGCGGTAAATGATTATCCCAGAACGGATCATCTTTCGGTAAAATAAGACCGTCCCATGCAAGATGTTGTTCACGGTGCTTTTGGGCATTACCGACACGGTACATAAGATAAGGATGCAAATCGCTTGCCATCGTGCGATCATATTGAGCCTTCTGAAAAGCGCTGCGTAAATTGACGTTATAGATGGTTTTAAGCCGCCGGTCGCTTCCGAGCTGTGCATCAATTTCTGCTCCGGTAAGCGGATCGGTCATCTTCTTTTTGCCCCACCACCCCTTCTGTTGCAGTGTCGGCTTTAAATTCTTTTTAAAGTGTTCAAAGCTGTGCCCTTCTTCAAGCGCTTTTTCCACCGCCTTTTTAATATCGCTTAATACATCAAGCTGCATCGCCTTTGCAACGGTAAAGGCTGTCGCGTGTTCTTCGTTCCAGACATCCTTATACGAAAAACCGACTTTTAAATTTTTATCTTTGATGTAGTTGAGCGCATCTTCAGGGATAAGAGAATCAGGCATTGACCGCCTCCCCATGCTCACCAAAAAGATTTTGCCGTTTTTCTTTTAGCGCTTTTTCAATCCGATGTTTGGCAATAGCAAAATAATTATCGTCCAGCTCTATACCGATAAACCGACGATCGGTATTGATGCAAGCAACGCCGGTTGTGCCGGAACCCATACAATTATCCAGAATGATATGCTGTTCTTCCGTATATGTTTTTATTAAATATTCCAGTAAAGCCACTGGTTTTTGAGTTGGATGATTTACTTTTTCATGGGAATTACTTACGACTCCAGGAAAGGTGATAATATTGCTCGGATATTTATAATCTGCATCGAAACTAGACCAATCACGTGGTGCGTACTGTGTTGCAAAACATACTTCACGAGAATTGTTTCCATTTGTTCGCCATTGTTTGCTTTTACCTCGTTGGGCTTGACGCACACGGTCTGATATTCTCGGTTGCATTTGCGGAGTATATATATTTTTCCCGTATGAGAAAACAACAATATCCTCGCTGTACTTAAGATGCATTCGCTTTGCATTTCCCATATTACTCGGCTTATGTTTTTGCCACGTTAATTTCTCGCGAAACATTTTTTTATTACTACAGATCAAATCACTCGTAAAAGGTTCGTTTCCGAAAAGGATAATAACTCCGCTTTGTTTCAAAATACGTTTATATTCTTTCCATAATAAATCAAAAGGAATCTGTATATCCCACGCACATTTTGTAGTGCCATACGGCGGATCAGTAATAATCGAATCGATACTGCCGTCAGGGATTTTGGGCAGAAGGTCTATACAATCTCCCCGTAATAGGTTGATATTTTCAGTGAGTTCCATACTATTCATCTTCCTTGTCAAAATTGGCATCGCCTTCGGCACGGGATTTAAAAAATGCGATTGCCATTGTGCGGGCTATTTTTGCGGGATCCCAGCCAGTTACCAGCTTTTCAAGTTCCGCTTCAAAGCTCGTAAAATCGGTCGCTTTATCCGCTGCTTGTTCCAGTACTGCTGCAATATCGTCGGTAATAGCGATAAAGTCTTGCTCGTTTTCTTCCGGCAGTTCATCATCATCGCTTGCGTAGGAAGAAACGCCGCTTGCATTGAGTGCAATGGAGCCGGAGAGCGCCCCGTGCGTATTCAGTTCCGTTTGATACGGATTCAGCGCAGTGAGTATCTCATCGTCTTTTTCCGGAGCGGAAAGCCCTAACAGCGTATGCATTTCCTGCGCCTTTACTTTTAACCCCAGCGGTACGAGCTTCGTAACGGAATCGACAATGAGCTGTACGTTTTTCGGTTCGACGTATTTGATACGGAGTTTCGGATAGCGTTCCTGTTCGCCGAAATTAAAATTGACATACGGGATAACAAGGTCGCGGTTTAAGGTTTGCTCAAGCTGGCGCACATCCGCTTTTAAGATATCCTGTCTAACAGTCTGCTGGTCTTGGCTGTCTCCGAGCTTGCCCGGAGTGCCTTCGGCGCTTGCCGTCTGTCCGAGCACCAGCTTTGAAAGCTGCTTATCAACCCACTCAGCAATGTCTTGATAAACGGTTGCATTGCTCGCCGTTGTTTTACTTTCGATAATATCGATGAGCATTGAATCGGGGATCACCGCTCCGACATCTGCGCCGATTGCGGCAACGGCACGCTTTAAGGTTGCAATATCTTCTTTTGTGGCTTTACGTCCGTATTTACCGATTCTTACCGGATAGCCGAAGCGATCGGCGAATGCTGCCCAACTACTTACGTCATACGTTTTAATCAGCCAATAAAAGAGCGCGGTAAAGCTCAAGCCGGAGGTAATCTGCTTGCCGCTTAACAGATTCGGCTCATGCACGATAAACTTGTACATCTCAAGCGGGTGCAGCTCCATACCGTAAGGATCACGAAGTGATAATATGCCTGTTTCTTTATCGTACGCGAACCAGCGCGGATCACGGAAGTAAAAGGTTTGCGGTTTCCACCGCGAGCCGGAAGTCTCCCAGATAATTTCATTGACGCTAAAGCCTTTGCCTAAAGCGTCAAGCGTGTTTTTGATTAAATCCATACAATCGGCGTGTTGCGCAATATCTTCACTGACGGCATCGGCGATTGCAAGGTTTTCTTTATCATCGCTTCCCGCTTGCACATACAGTTCCAGTCCTTCAACAGCGTGTTTGCGGGTTGAAAGCACTGAGCGGTAATGCGCATCGCGCTCTTCCAACTCTCCGGCAATCTCCAAATACTCCGCTGGAACGTCTCCGCGGCGTACCGTATCTAAAAGGGATGCCAGCTTCTCCGGGGTAAGCCCTGCAACTAAACCGCCCGACCATAAGTCGCGGTTAGAGTTTGCAACCGGCGTCGCCCGCTGTTCGGTTAAACCGTGCGTGTCTTTGTGTTCTTTATTGCTTCCGGCTTTGCCGGTTAATCGTCCCAGCCATCCCATGGCTTAACTCCTTTAAGTCCAAATGTCGTTCTTGTTTTAACCGACTCATACGCGTAGGGCTGATACCCTGCTTCATAGCTTTGCAGCTCTGCATAGTGAGCCATTACTTTTGCGATACACGCATCGCCGTGCCGTCGTACCCTGCTTGAGCCGGTGCGATCTGTAACAAGCGGGACTCCCTGCACAACTTTTACCACCGTAAAATCATCACGGATAAAAAGATCATTAGGCACGCTTGCCGTTTTTTCTTCAAACGCGCTTTTTAATTTGGGAAAATACTCGGCGTACCATTTGCGTGAAAGCATCACTTGATACACATACCCCGGCCATTCCTGCGCGGCAAGTTCGGCAATCATTTGTCCGTTTCCCCGTGAGTCAAAGGCGGCCCCTTCCAAATTAGTCACTGTATTTCCGACAAGCTGTATCAGCTGCCATTGTTGGGCAAACGGAATATTGCGTAATTCAATTACGCAGAGCGTTTGGGAAACACCTTCTTTGAGTATTTCATCAAGCCAGATAACGGTTAAGTCTCCGGAGCGGGCAAAGTCTTCGCCGATAACAACCGGATTGCGCGTTCCTTGTAAAACCGGCTTTATCTCTTTAAACCATTTTTGAATGGTGCGCTCCCGCTTCCACTCGCTTTCAAATGTGAAGGTATCGCTTTCGGTAAACCGGAATACCGGCGCATCTTTTTTGATGCTGTCAATGAGGGAACGCGGGAAATACTGCGTCCCGTTTGCACGCGGCACACAATATAATTCTTCATCCGCGCCATCGCCGTAATCTTTAATGAGCGAAGCAAGCCACGCCGCTTCTTTTTCCGCACTCCATACCTCTCCTTTGACTTCACAAATGCGCTTGTATAAGCCGTCGCTCAAAGCATCATCAATCGTGGTGCGGTGCAGGGAGTACTCTTTTTTGCCGTCGTGAATCTCTTTGACTAAATCATTAAACGGATTATCTTCCCCGTCATGGGTGCTTAAAATAGCAACCGAGCCGCCCCACATCAAAAGGGCTAATGCTGCTTTTAACAGTTCCGATAAATCATCGCAGAATGCCGCCTCATCAATAACGACATGTCCCTGTTTTGAGCGAAGCGAGCGCGGTACGGACGGCAGTCCCCAAATCTCAAACCCTGAATCAAAGCGGATTTTGTAAACGGTAATGTCCTTATCTTCATCTTTGATCACTGTCTCTTCCATATCGGAGCAGGCGATGTTCAAAAGCTTTGCCCAAAATGCGGCATCATTGACAAACTGCTGCGTCATCTCTTTTGCATACGAAAGATAGTAGCAGTTCATCCCGCCGTCAGTACGTGAAAGCGCTGCCAGTAATACCGCATAGAGCGCTTCTACATACGAGGCTCCGATACGGCGGCTTTTTTCCCAGACCTTTACCTTTGCCGTGTCTTGGAGCCAACGGCTTTGGTAGTCAAGCAAGATGTTTTTGCTTAATGCTTCCGAGATGGTCATGTTTGTATCCTAAACACTTCGGCAAGAATGGTTTCCATTGCTTCTTTACTCACGCCTTTTTTCTTCCCAACCGCTTCAACCTTTGCTGCCGTCTCTTTAAGGATGAGTTCTTTGATGGCATCTTCCCGCTCGGCATTGAGCTTTTCAGCGTGTTCCAATTCCTTCAAGCCGCGGGAGACTTTAAAAATCACTTCGGTCATGAGCTTCGGATCAACTACTGCCTCTTCTTTTAATTCTTCCAATTCACAGATAAGGTCAAAAGCAACAAGCCGTATCTGCTCATTTACTACTTTACCCAGCTTATTGCGCGTATCGCTGCCGTACTTTTCCAAGTAGGCTTCTGCAACCTCGCGGGCTTGCCGGTTTTTTTCGGCAAATTTTTTCATTCTAAGTGCATAGCGGTTAAGTGAGCTTTTTGAGATCAGCGGCTCTCCCGCCTCTGCATTGATGGCATCAACGATTTCAAGCTGCGTTACATCCGGTCTGTTGAGCAGTTCAATCAGGCGCTTGCGTAACGGTTCAGGCAGCTTATCAACGGCGCTTTTCTGTCCCATCTCTGTACCCTCTCGTAAAGCGCTTAATCCATAAAAGGCGGCTCAATGCCTTCTACCCGGCAATAGCCGAGCGCGACATCCAGCCCTGCGCGGGTAAGGTGTGCTAATACAAGACCTTTATCGGAAAGCCGCTCTGCCATAACAAAGCCGCGCACTTCAAGCCAGTTGATAAGCGTATTCACATCAGCAAGGCTCACTGTATGTCCGTATGTTTTTAAAAGCCGCTGGAGCATTTCGTTTGAAAGCGTCCTGCTTGCGTCTTTTTCAAGTCCCTGCAAGATGATACTGCGTTGGTTCGGTAAAAATATATTTTCCATCTTCCTTAAATCTCCTTTCTGCGCATTGTTTGTGTCGGCTATCTCCGCGGTGTGTTATTGATGAACCAGCCTTGAATCTGCTTTAAAATATTATTCATGCCTTTCATTTCCCCTTCGATATTACTGAGCCGCTGGCCGAGTCCATCGCTTACAGTCTTTTGAAGTTCCGCAACGACATCCTCAAGTTTTTCGATGCGCTCTTCCTGCTTTTTAATCTTTGCATCGGCGGAGTTTTGTACGCCGGCTATTTTTGCTTCAACCTTCTTTTTATGATTTGCCCAAAGCCCGCCGAAAAATCCGGTCGTGGCTATGAAGCTGCCGATACAAGCAAGGATAAATTTGACTATTTCCATCTGTTTACCATTCTAGGCTATCTTAATTGCAGCGCAATTCCGATGCCGACGCCTCCTGCCAATCCGATACTTGCCCCGCCTAAACTCCATAGCCACTTTTTGCGCCGTTCCGCTTTCAAAAGTGTTTCAAAGCCTTCCGCTTGTGTTTTCCAATACGCAACATCGGGTTTATATTCAAGGACTCCTTGTTTATAACCGGCGTTATACGCTTCCGTGATACTCTTTTCCGCTTCTTCAACGACAATATCAAGGAGTTCCTGAACTTCCTGTCCCGTGTAGTTTCTCGTTAAGTCGATGCTGAACTTCGAGCCGGAAGCGGTCGGTGATGGATTGCTTTTCTCGGCGTAAAGTGTCAGCACAAGCGGAAGCAGCAGCAAGATCGCTCGCAGGCGTTTGTTCAATTTCTTGTCTCGTGTG